TGGGTCTTTTTCCTAACATTCCCTCTTTGGTATCGAGGCCGATCTGTTTACTTACTAACAGTCCCTCTGCCCCACTCGTGGGTGCGGTCCTTTTCCTAACACTCCCTCGTCTGGGTCTATGCCCAACTCTCTCAACTCGGCGCGGATGGGCCGCAGGTCAATCTCCCACCGCCACATTCGGCACTGGCAGCAGAATAGCCTGTAGCCTTCCCTCGATCCGTGGACCTGGGTGATTTGATGGTCGTAGTTCTGTGGGCAGACTCCGAGGCTGATCATACCGTCCTCCATATCACGACGATGACACTGAGGAGGAAGAGGCCCCAGGAGAGCAGCAAGATGATCTTGATCCGGTCACCCACTCGGTGAGCCTCCTGTCTCTAACATTCCCCCCTCTTCGACTCGTAGATATACATTCTGAGTCGGAGCCGTGATTCGTCTTTGGCGTGACCCAGGACGCTGCTATCCGTTTCCTCATCCCCGACAAAACACCGTGCCTGAATGAAGATTTTTTTATCGTCTTTGTCGACAGCCCACCAGGTCCCCATCTTCAGCGGCCAGGACGGACACAGCTTCCAGCCGGTCCACTCAACGTGCCAGCCTTCCTCTATGTGAGCTGTGGCCTTGAAGGCTCGTTCGCTCATAGTTCCCTCACCGGCCTGGTCTTGGCAATGATCTCGTAATCCTTTTGGTCGATATCGGAGAGGTCGTGTCGGTAGGACCAGGCATCGGACTGAAGGCGAACACCATCCTGGGACGCTCGTATGTTTTTGAGTACGACACACCAAATAGGCCCCTTCTGAGTAACGTGAGGTTCGTCCTCAGCCCGATCAAACCTTTCCTGCTCCTCCTTGGTAATGTCCCCGAGCTGGCATTTCTCCCGCAGCCGATCGGTCCAGGTTTGGAAGTTCACTGTCATGGACTCGATCCCTCCAAAGTCATCCTCAATGATTTCGAGGGCAGCTGCGGTTGCCATATTCAGGAGCTGCGCAGCCTCGTCGTCGGTACACTCACAGACCTCCCTGGCGAGAAGGGGAGAGATGACCTTCTCCAACTGCTCAAGGCGTTTATGGTTCTCGCGGATCTCGGCCATGAATCGGTTGAGCAGCTCGTCGAAGGCGATAGGATGATACTGGTCACTCATTGAGCCACCCATCGAGTCGGGGCGTTCTGCAACCTTACGATATGAACACCTTTTTCTGGAAGTTCACCGCGCACATTTTGACCCAATGAATAACCAACATCACCGTTGCACCATTCACCGTGACCGACCTTACACACCGGACACTTACCCCAGGTGGCGCGCTCATCGTAAGTTAGATCTTTGACTCCTCTCTCACCCATCAGGCTGATCCTCCTCTGGCGGGGCCAGGGCCCTGGCGTTCCAATCCTGTACTTCAATGAATCCGTCATAGACAGACCTCTCGATGCCGCGCTCGATGAAGTGCCGAGCCACATCTCCGGGCGTTTTACCAAAGTAGCCAAGGGAGGCAAGGTCCTCAAGGTAACCCACCAAACGATCAGGGATCTTCATGCTACTCATACTTGACCACCCAACACTTATCTTGCCCGCACAGGCATTTGAGGTCCTCGCGTGGGAAGTTTTTGAAGTTGTAGACGTACTCCTTCCCGCAGCAGCCTGTTGTGATTTTCATGACGAACAGCTGTGAGATCAGTTCTTCCTTCTTGTGTCCCTCGACGCCGGCGAACAGGACCCCGACCAGCTTGTCGGCCTTGGTCATATCCCGATAGTCCTGAGTGTTGATGGTGACCTTGTTGCGCGTACCGTTTCCTCTGTCCTCCATCAGTCCTCCCTCTTTTTCAGCTCTTGTTCCTCCTTGGCGATCCGCTTCCTGGTCTCAAGGCTGGCCTTGTACTCTCTCTCTGCGCGGTGGGTTCCCTCAAGGCAGGAGTGGCAAATTGCGTCAGTCTCCGGGTGATCCTTGACGGCAGCCTCTTCACAATTACACTCGCTGCACTCACACTTCCAAATCGGTCCTGGGTTCGGCATCACATACTCCTTCTACTATTTGTCTTCTAACATTCCCCCCAAAACAGCATTTCTAACATTCCCCGTAAGTTGTTGAAAGTTCGTGTAGGTCATAGCCTTCGTCACGCCGAGATCTCCTTGTGTCAGCCATCCTCGTGGCCTGTTTTCTTGGGATTCCACTTGATTCCGTTCAACTTCTCGAGTTGGCTAATCTTGGTGGCGTCACACTTTATCCTCTCGATAAGGCTCTGGATCTCCTGCAACATGGCCCCCTGAGAGGAGGAGGGGTTTAACTTCCATCCCCGCTCGACCTTCAATTCCATCTCGGCCACTTTCATGTTGTCGGCTGGCTTCGGTAACTTCGGTCTCTGCATGCCCGTATCTCCCGATGAAGTACCCAATGATCCCGGCAGCGGCCATCATGCACAGCTGCGCTATCACGAAAAAGAACAAACCCATGAACCCAGGCTCCTCTAAGAAAAGCTCGATGGTAGCCATAAAGTAGTGTGATCTACCCTTGCTTACCTCCTCAGAATTGTCGAACTAACATTCCCGATACTCCCCATTGATTCTTTCAGCGAGGTCTCTGGCCCACTTTTGTTTTCCCTCGGATTCCCTCAAAGGGTGTTCACTCAATGGCCCCGGATATTCATAGTTCGAATTGTGATGCCCTAGAGACTCGTACATTCGACCCGCTTGGCGTTTGGCGCGCCCCAACGCCATCCGATAACCGATCTTTCGATTGAATTGGTCCTGCCAACTGCAGGGAGCCATCCCCACATAGGCAACCCCGCCAAAGACGATGATGGCGACTGTGATGGCTTTCCGCTTGAATAAGTGCTTGTGGCTCGGTGGGGATCCGGTGTCGTTCCGAAAGTGAAAGATGAAAGTCTTGTCCGGTGTTAGCTTGTGAAAGGCCCTCATTACGCTGGCCCCACTTTTGTCTTATCCAGGGCTGCTTCCTCTTCCTCAATCGCTTCGGTCTCAAGCTGACGAGAGAAAAGATCGAGTTGAGGCAGCACGACTGAAGTGATGAATCCCCGGATCTGATCGACGGGGATGAGGTCTCCGTGGGCCTTCTGGCTGATCTGCAGTCGGCCGAGGAAAGCGGTATCCTCTCCTCCTCGTAGCACCTCCCCGTCGTCATACCTGGCCTCAAGGGTGATCACCCGACCTGTCGCAACAATAACCGATGAATCGCGGATCCCCCGGTCCATGTAGATCACGATTTTTTTCATTCTTCCTCCTCTGGAGAAACTTCTTTCGCTAACACTCCCTTTTTCTGCTCCCAAAGCTCCAGCATGGTGGTTTTGCCGTGGCACTTCTCTTTCAGCTCGGTAACGAACACAGCGTACCCAGGATTGTCAGGGACCTCGTACTTGGCGATTCCCTGGTTCCAGTCCTGGATGGTCATCTGAAAGCCCACGGAGCCACACTCCGGACAGGAGGGGATCCCCTTGTTTTCTGGAGTCGGCTTGAGAAAGTCCCAATCGTCGGTCCAGTAGGTGCAGAACCCGTACCAAATTTGTGATTTGTCATTCATAGTGATTCTCCTTGTTGATTACACTTGCTAACATTCCTCAGTGCTGGAACTAACATTCCTCGCTCATAGCAGCTCGCTCGGCTCTCCGTCCGCAATCTCCAGCAGATCCCAAAAGGATTGCTCCCAATCGTTGAAGCGCAGCGCCCTGTCGTCCAGGTAAACGTGGGCCGGGGGCTTGGCGTTTGAGGCCAGCGTGTCGTAGGGGATCTTGTATTTCCGCAGCCAGGTCCTCATGGCAGCTCTTTTGCTTGCACCAGCCATGGCGCGAGAGGAATAGATGATGATCTTGTGGCCCTGGTCCCGGAGCCGCTGCAGCACGTCACAGCATCCTTCCATGGGAGGGTCATAGATCGTACCATCGTGCCAGCCTTTGCTATACCTGTGGATCACACCGTCGAAATCAACCGCTATGTTCATCTTCCTCCTCCGGGGATATGCCCAAATTTTCTTGGGCGATAGACGTACTCAAACCAACAGGTTCCACAGTAACCGTCGCAGGGAGCTGCTGGCTTTCCGCAGCCCATACACTTCGGACCCTGCTCCCCTTTAATCTGATAGCTCTCTCCACCTTCCGTAATGACCAGGTCCTCAATCGGGTTGAGTTGATCTTGGTCCACCGCCATACAGGGACGACCTGGCTGAAATTCAACGTCATACCAATACTCGATAGCCGCGCGCATTGGCAACCATCCTGGCAAACGAAACTGCGCTCCCGCCAGCACCACCAAAGCATAATCTCGCTCTATATTCGGCATAACATCATCGGTGTCACGGTGCAGCGGTAACCTCCCTCTCTCATGAGTCGTCTGCCTCACTTCGCAGTTGTCCCCAACATCAGCCTTTTTGTTCCGTTCACTGAAGGTTGGGTAGGTCGATCTATCCCAGGTCGGCATCCGGAAGGCCCACCTTACCGAAAATTCCGCGAGTAACCCGTTGCGCCGATCCATTGGAGACTTCGCTAAGTCCTGGCCCCATTTCCCTGGCGAATCACCCCTGGCACTCGTGATTTCATCGGCTATGATTTCTGCCTCTCGAACC